GTGCTCCAGTTGCCCCAGTAGGGCCAGTTGGGCCAACATTTCCTTGAATACCTTGAGCGCCCTGGATGCCTTGCGGACCAGTCGGACCAACATTACCTTGAATGCCTTGTGCGCCGGTAGGACCGGTAGGACCAGCAACAGTCGATGCTGCGCCGGTAGGGCCGGTAGCTCCAACAGGACCAGTTGGGCCTGCCAAACCAACCGATTGAATGACAACGATTAGCTGATGGTTGCTGTTGAAGTTAGTCGTCCCAAGTCCACCTGAATTAACAAGCGTTACAGGAACTTGAACATAGCTGTTCGGCACAATCGTCGGCGTGCCATTGACCAACCATTTTTGATAGTTAGCAGAATTATTCTGATCTTGCAGAATGAATGTGTCGCCATTCTTAATAAAGGCCAAGAACACATCGATGTCTAGCCCGCCCTGCTCAAGATGACTGAGCGTGATAGTGGTGGCAGAAATCTGCGTGGCGTTATTCCAGTACAGATGTCCAGCAGTCGGAGTGCCGCTGGTCTGATTGGTGTCTGCTCGATACTGATAGAAGCTAGATGATTGACCATCTGCGCCCTGTGGTCCGGTGGGGCCAGTTGGGCCGGCCACAGTAGAAGCAGCACCAGTAGGCCCAGTGGCTCCAATGTTTCCGGTCGGGCCGGTAGGGCCAACATTGCCCTGAATGCCTTGATTGCCTTGAATGCCTTGTGGCCCAGTTGGGCCAACATTACCTTGGATGCCTTGAGCACCAGTAGGTCCGGTAGGGCCGGCAACAGTGGAAGGGGCACCAGTAGGTCCAGTCGGGCCTGTGTCACCAGTCGGGCCAGTTGCTCCAACAGGGCCAGTAGGTCCAGCATCACCTTGGATGCCTTGAATGCCCTGGATACCCTGGGGTCCAGTCGGGCCTACATTGCCTTGTATTCCTTGCGGGCCAGTGGGACCGGTTGATCCTGTAAGACCAATATCCCCAGTAGGCCCGGTTGGGCCGGCAGCGCCTGTATTACCTTGCGGTCCTTGAATACCTTGCGGGCCTGTGGGACCAATGTTGCCTTGCGAGCCTTGATCGCCAGTAGGACCGGTCGGGCCTACGTTTCCTTGATCACCAGTTGGACCAGTTGGCCCAGCAACGGTTGATGCTGCGCCCGTGGGACCAGTGGGGCCGGTTGGGCCGGTTGGCCCAATATCACCAGTAGGCCCGGTCGGGCCGATATTGCCTTGAATTCCTTGAGGGCCAGTTGGGCCAATTGGGCCTTGAATGCCCTGAATTCCTTGAACGCCTTGAGGGCCAGTAGGACCAATGTCGCCTTGATTGCCTTGAGGACCGGTAGGTCCAATGTTTCCAGTAGGCCCGGTCGGTCCAATATTGCCAGTAGGCCCGACATTACCTTGAGGACCAGTAGGTCCAATGTTCCCTGTGGGACCAGTCGGGCCAATACTGCCGGTAGGCCCGATGTTGCCAGTAGGTCCAGTAGGCCCAGCCGAACCAGTCGGGCCGGTAGCCCCAGAAACACTGCGATCAAGCCTGACGTTTACATCAGGTGTCGGGGTGACTTGAAGGTTGACATTGTTACCGTCTTGAACGACAACTTTAATATTGCTCATACCACCACCACACCGTCAGAACGCACCAAGAACAACAAGAAGATGATCGCGTCATCTTGCGGAGTTGTCCCGCTGGCAGGGAATGAAACCTTGATACGCCCAGAGAACCCCACGCAGTCCTGAGCATTGATTTCTAGCTCGGGGTCGCTGTTAATCAGTGACCAAGTGGAATCATCGATCACCAAGGTGCAAGTGCCAGCGGCGTCATTGCGGTTGGTCACCGTCAAGCTAACGGGAGTAGGGGTAGGGTTGTAGTCTGCAATGTCGAAGGTCAACCCGTTGCGGGTATCTACGATGTTGCTGACTTCTCGCCGCACAATCTGCGCGTCAATCGTGGCGCCCACAAGAGATAGGGGCAGGCCAGTGGCGCAGTTGCTAAACGAAAGATTCCAGTAGGTGCGCTGGTTCCAAACCAACTCACCGGCCAAAATGGGATTGTCGAATCCGCTTACCTGGGCAAGCGTATTCTTATTAAAGATCGCCATGCGATTCCCCTGCTCTCGGGTAGTGACGCTCCCCGCATTCTCGCGGGGCTACGGGATGGTGTCTTGTCTTGCCAAATTCTATTTAAGTCTAGCCTCTAAGTCAGCAACTTTTTGCGACAACTCTTGCACCGCTTTGATCAGCGGAGCAATGAATTCGCCATAGCGCAAACCCTGAAGACTGTCTGGATCGTCCTTGTTTGCCAAGGTCCATCCAGCAAAGCTATCTATTCCAAGCTCATCCAGAGTTGCCTTGACTTGCTGGGCGCTCAAGCCGTGGAAGGTACGCACGCCTTCCCGAGCCGGGACTTCTTCTTCCTGCCCGATGATGTTGCCTTCTTCGTCAACGACATTGTTGACAACCGCCGCCTGGGCCACCTTCCATTTGTATTGGATGGTTTGCAGCTTGTTGATGAAGTTCAGGCCAAGCGGATTGGCGCCAAGGATGTTCTTTTCCCGTTCGTCTGAGGTGTTGACTGACCCGCTGACCGCGTACACATCCACAAATCGGAAAGCCGCAGCGCCCAAGGTCATTGAGTTGTCTACCTCGGGGCGAAGAAACACATCTTCCACCCGAGCGCGGGCAGTTGCCTTGGTGCCAAGCAGGATAGCTTTAGGGTTGCCCGATCCTGCCGCGCCTGAGATTAGATAAAGCGCATCATTGCCGTCTGTGTAGATGTAAGCGCCAAGTCCACCAGTTGAGTTTTGCCACCTAAATTCATTGGCTTGTGGCATTTGAATGCCGGTGGTGTAGATGCCTCGGGAAACGCTATTTGTGGTTACAAAATAGCCGCCCCATGCGGTGCCTGCCCCGCTTGTCGAGTAGCCATAAACAGCCGCGCCAAATGCGGTAATTGCTTCAACGGCGCGGTCGGTCACGACATTCACCGTGATGCCGCGAGAATCGCCATTGCCTTGAATGGCAAGAGCAGGGCCACCTGACGATGGGCCACCGCCCGGAGGTGTGTAAATTGAGATGCCGCAGCCATTGGTTGCGGTGCGCGACATCCGAACCGTAATGCCGGTCTGATTGCTGTTGGCCTGCTCTACAAAGACAGCCGTGTTGGGATTGAATCCACTAGGGGCTGCGGGAGTCCAATTTCCTTGGAAAGTAGCTGTGCCGCCAATCGTCAGATTACTATTTCCGGTCAAGCTAAGTGCTGAACCATCCCAAAGCAAAGCCGCAGACGATGAGCCAATAGAAAACTTGTATGCGCTTCCGCTATAGCCAAGGAAGAAGCCGGTGCCGGTGTTGTAATCCGTCTGACCACCTTGAATCTTTCCAAGCGTGTTAATCGTAAGCGTGTTTTGAACTGTCAAAGCACCCGTGTTGACCGTGATAGCCGACAGCGTGCCGACCTTCAGGCTTGAGATGTAAGGAGTAGACCAAACCGTGTTGCCGGTTGTCGGATCGTAGATCCCGTCAGATTGATACAGAGAATCAGTGCTAGACGGATTGGGGTCTGACGCGCCCCAAGTCGCAGAGAACCCCCAGGTCGAAAGCGATTGGACACTGCTTGGGAATGATGCAGACCCGGTAGTGGTGATATTGCCTGCAACCGGCGCAGGATTGTTGGGCACACGTGCAAAGCAAATTCGCGCTGATGCCCCCGCTGTTCCTGATCCTGTTGGGCCGGTTGTGCCGGTCGGACCCGTAATGCCTGCATATCCCGCAGCAAGGATGCTCGCGGTTGTCCAATTGATCGTGCTAGTGGTCGCAGATTCTGCCTCTAGCAAATTGACAGTAGCCGCCCAAAGCGTGAAGCCCGCGCTTGGCGAAGTTGTGATCGATGTAGACCAACCAGAAGGCGCGGGGCTAATGTTGCCTGTTGACCATGTGTAGGTTGAAGTGCCGCTAATGGTCGGAATCGTCGCTGCCCATTGATACACGGTAGGCCGCGCAGTCTTAGAGCCATTGACCCCGTTGCTTGACGAAGCGACAACTTGGAACCCTGAAGCCCAACTGACTGTGGTTGTGGTCGCGGTTGCCGTATCAGTGACCGCTTTGGACGCAACCCACAAGTAAAGACCGGGAGTGCCGGGGTTGACCGGCAGAGTAGTTGACCAACCGCCCCCGCCGGTATAGCTGCCGTTAGTTCCAGTGGCCCATGTGAAAACTGAAGTGCCGGACGGGTTGGCCGGCGTGGTTGGCGACCATTGATACAAATACGCAATCGCTTGTTGCGTTCCATTAGCACCAGTAGGTCCACTGGTGCCAGTAGGTCCACTGGTGCCAGTAGGACCGCTAGTGCCAGTAGGTCCACTGCTACCTGTCGGGCCACTGGTTCCGGTCGGGCCAGTCGGCCCAGTTACAGCAGAAGGCGCCCAAACAAAAGCAGCGGAAGTCGATGAAAGCTGCGACACCGACACTTCGTTTTCTACATTAAAAGCGAAGTAGTAAGTGGCCGGCGCAAGATTGACGTTGGGGAATTTGAGCGAAATGCCAGGAGCAAATGCAGCAGCATTTGACGCAACCTCAGTGGCCCAGACTTTCCAATCCGAAGTTGTTGGGCTAACAGACGTTGTGTAGTAGAGGGTGACCTTGGTGACGCGAACGGTCGAAGGCAACTGGCAGACGACACTAAATGTCGGCGGCTGAATTGTCGGCGCCTGATCAGCGAATGTTGGGGCAGCAAGTGCCGGAAAGTAATAACCAGACTGAAGATTGCTGTTGGGCGCAGGAGTGAATTGAGTAATGCTGAAGTCGTCATAGACCTGAGCGTTGTACTCATTCATCTCAATCCGCGCACCGAGGTTGCCATCCGGCAAGCTGGTTTCATTGACCTTAAATACGCGGAACAGCTTGTTGGTCCAGCCGTAGGATGAGTTGGTCACGCTAACCACATCACCCGCGTTAACTTGAATGCCGGTGTATGCGGTGTTGAACGAAACAATCAGGTCTTCACGGGCTTGCTCAAGCACTCGATTGGCAATGTATGTTGCCTGAACCGAGTCATTAAGCATTGAAAAGTTGGTGGTGTACTTGTTGACCGGCTCATTGGGATACAGCAAGCCAGACGGTGTTTGTAGAAACACGGTGCTGGGCTTGTCTTTGTTGCCCTTCCAGGGGAATGACGCCTCAATCTGATTGACAGATTGTGTTAGATCAACCGCACTGACGCGGATTTCTCCAATGATGTTGGAGTCATCAAAGCTGAATGACGAAGACTCAGCCTTGTTGATGACGGGCGACCACTGGCCCGTTTCGGCTTGATACGAAAGCCAAGAGTCGCAAGCGGTCAGGATGTGATCAATGTTGTTGAGTACGGTTTCGCCCGTATCCAAAACACCATTGATACGATAACGCGCTTGAGTTGCCGAGCCGCCGCCGCTTGGCGTGTAGGTGATAGTCTGATCAGAGTAGGTGTCAAGATCAGTGCAAGCAGTCGTATCGACGTTTGCAAGTGGGATTGCGCCGCCATAAACAGTGCTGACCAGATAGTCGCGCAGCACAGACCCTGGATTTGCCACTCCAGTGCCGTTAAGCGAATGATTGAGCTTAAAAGTGATTGGCTGCAAGCCGGTTGTGCCAGCGTCAGTGTTGTACTTCAGATAAATGATGGCAAACGCCAGCCCATTCATCTGCCGACCAGACGCAGGCCAACGCAAGCCAGCAGGGATGTCAGAGCCGCCCATCGCTACGTTAGGCGCAGACCCCATCACGGTTGTGATGACTCCAGCATCTGTCGACGTGTAAAGATTGAAATACAGATAGTTGTTGATCTTGGTGTCTACATTGCCAGCACCATCAGTAAGCGAAGCAACGCGATTAGTGCCAGGGGCAAACGTGATCAGTCGGTCGCCGTAGTAAAACTGCGTTGTATCGAACGTGATTTGACCGTTTGGCGAAATGTGACTGATCGCCAAGACGTAGTACATCGCTTGGTTGTCGGTTGACAGCACGGCATCGACAAACGTGCCGCCCATCCACGCCTCACCATAGACAACCGGGATGCGGTTTTCCGAGCTTGGCGGGATTTGCTGCCGAACACCGTTGTCTTGCTGCTTGGGTGCCTTTGCACCAAACACCCGAGTGACGGCATAAGAAACGGCAAAGTTAACTGCCATTGCAAAGACTGGATACGCGGCCATAAGGCCCGTGACCAATCCATAAATTTGCGCCGCAGCAATGACAATTGATGATGGCATTTCTTATTCCTTACAAAACGTCGATTCGATCCTGCGGAAGCCTCGCGCTTCGAGGTCGATAGCGGGACTGTTTGCCATGAGCGATGCGGTGATTATTTCTGCTCTGCCGTCTTCAATCAATTCTTCAGCATGCTTTCTGAAAAAGACAAATAGCTTGCCGCCCACAGTCCCGTCCCGATGATCGGGATGAACCCACCATGCCAGTTCTTTGACTTCATTGACACCTGGACACCAAATATTTGGTGTGACGATAGCCGCCAACATTCCGCGTTTTTCGCTATCGATGCAAATGAAGCCGCGTCCAGCAATCAAACTAAACAAAAATTGTTTGACGTACTGACTGTTATGGTTGGCCGCTTGTCTTAGCTTATGGATGCTTGACTCTGCGGCATAGTGCCGCATCATCTCTACGCAATCATCTAGGTCGAACTTGTTTGCCAGTCTGATCACGATGGGATTTGTTCATCAGGGATGTTTACATCTCGCCCAGCACCGCCGCCGCCACCCGGATCGGAAATGCTGCCGCTGTTGGGCTTGCCACCAAAGTCGAAGTAGGTGTTGGAAATCGCATCAACCCGGCTCATGGATGCGTCGCCGGGATAGATCGCCTGCCAGCTTGCCTTGTTGGTTTTAACGCCAGCAATCCGGTTCTCAAGGATGCGCCGCATGCTTGAGCAAGTGATGGTGCAAGTCGCAACGCGGGACCGAATCTCATCGTTCCAGTCCTCGGTGATGCTGACGTTGTTGACGATGCCGGTCCAACGCTTGAAGAATTGCTGAGTTGGCGTGGTGATGATCTGATTGTTCGAGTCCAAGAACCCGCGCCACATCTCGACCGTGCTGCCCTTGATGTCGCTCGACAAGATCAACGCAACATTATTCGGGTCAATGCCGGTGAGGGAAATTGACATGTCAAACGATGTTGACTTGATGTCGCGCTGCACTTCTCCAACCAACAGCAATGACCCAAGGTTGCTGAAAGTGATTCCGCTGACCGTGACAGGGGCCGCGGCGTTACAAAACGTGTAGGTAGTCGTAGACGGCGCCTTGCCAACAATCAAGCGCACAAATTCCGCGTGTCGAATGTTTGCGCTGTTAAGCGCGGTCATTGTGGTGGTCATGGCGCGACATTCTCCCGGAACACGAACGGTTGATCCCAATTCACAAACGCGCCGTTGGTCATAGGCGTAAGCGAGTAGATCGGGCAGACTTCGGCATACACCGGAAAGTACACATCCTTGCCCACGGCAGTCAGCGTGCCGACAGAAGGCGTGCCGATAACAGGACGGTGCAGATTTACGCTAACCGTTGAGCCAGAGCCGCGCAGTACTTGCTGCGTGACTTTGTAGACATAGCTGCCAAGCTGCAAAAAATCGCCAGCCGCAAACACCACAACCGTAGAGCCGACTGCGGGCAAGTTGCCAACAGTGATGGTCTGTGAGTTAGCGGGAGGCACGCTGGCGAGCGTCAGAGCCGCAGCCTGCGCCAGACTCAAACCGCCCTGGTAAGCCGTAAACCATTGAAGGTTGGCGCTGTTGAACGTGATGTTGGCAGGCAGTTGCCGGTCGAGGTTGTCGATGGTCTGAATGACATCGCGCACCTGTGGGTAATACAGATAGTTGTGCGGCACGATGGTAAACACCCACGGCACGGCATTCAGATACTGAGCCGTTCTGATCTGCCCACCACGGGTGACCTGTTGGCCGACCATGCGGCGGTTCTGCACCGTCATGGACTGCTGGATGTCAACGATGGTTTGGAATGACATTTACATTCTCCCTGCGCCGATAGGCAGACGCTTCTGTGCGTAGGTGCTCGCGGCCCACACAGCATTTGCGCTGCCGAAGATACGTTCTTCAAAGGATTTCACATCAATCGCGCTGATGTAGTTGTTGGTCACGTTGGTGGTGCCCATGTTGCCCATTTGATTGTTGGGGATGATCGTGCCAGCACCGCGAGGCACAAACAACTCAGGCCCGCGCTCGCCCACAACGTAGGGTTGGTTTCCGGCCACAGGACCGCCATCGGCTCTGAAAAAAGCATCCTGTGCAGCCAGCATGTTGGTTTGTTGAGAACCGATGTTGGTGCCATAGGCCAAGGAAGTTCCGACATTGCCGCTAATCATTCTGAAGATTGAGATTAGCTGCATCCTCAACTGAATCATTATCAAGTCTT